CCTCGCCGAACCGGATCCGGAAGTCGTCGATCTCCTGCGGCTTGTAGGGATCCTTCTTGGTGGAGAGGCCCCACCGCTTGGCGTTCCATACGGCCTGCGCGATCGACGCCGCGCGATAGTCCTCCCTTCGCTCTCCGAACGGCTCCAGATCCGCGTAGGCCATCCACTCGAAGAACTGCGGGAGCGTGATCTCCCGCAGCATGGCGTCTACGTTGATGTAGCCGAGCTTTAGTGCAAGACGGAAGGCGAAGCGTCGGTGGGCGCTTCGCCGGAGCCGTTTTTTGCGTCGGCCTGCTGCTTCTTGACGACGTTCATCTTGTTCAGATCGAGGATGCGCTCCACGATCCGCGTGACCACCGCGTGGTCCCGGTCCTTGAACTTCTGGATGTGCTCTTTCTTGCCGATGCGCACACCCGCGTCGTCCACGAGGCTGTCCACGATCAGACGAAGCCCGGCGTTCTTCTTCGCCTCACCGCTGTTCGCCTCGACCCATTCGAGCATCTGACCAGCGCGGAGCGACCCGATGCGGATCGCCCCGCGCCATTCCGGAATGTCGATGACCTCGAACTGCGTGTCATCAACCGCGAACATCTCATCGATCGACAGGATCTTCTTCGTATCCATGCTGCCCGCCTCCTTGGCGGTATGCTTCTTCTAACTCCTACCCGAGACGACGATCAGCCGACGAGGGTCGCGCCGATCCACATCTGCCCGCTGAACCGGATGGTGACATCCGCGCTCAGCTTGCCGTCCACGGGCGCGTGCGGCACGAACTGCTGCACCTGACCCGAGGCCACCCACGTGGTGTTCGAGACGTCGGGGAAGATGAACTTCCAACCGCACATCTCGTTGTCGATGAGCGCCTGCTGCAACCCCGTGAGGTGGTCGTGCGTGGCGTTCGTCGGGATGAAGTTGACGCTGACCGAGAACGCGCCGCGCCGCAGCACGCCGAGGACGTAGCTGTCGATGTCCTCCTGCTGGGTCGTGGCGTCGAACTCGTTGCGCGTCAGCGCGGGCGGCGTGATGTCGCCCAGTTCCCCGATCGTGGTGAACACGCCCGGCGTCGCGGCGGGTGCACGCTGGAGCAGGGTTCCGTGTCCGCTCATTGCATTCGTTGTCATGCTCTCCTCCAGCCGCCCTACGACGGCTTCTTGTCTCCGACCACGTTGAATCCAAACTTGACGCGCCGACCAGTCGCGTCGTGTCCCATGTCAAACGGTGTCTGCATCACGCGCACTTGCCGATACCACGTGACCCCGATCGTCTGGTTCCGAATCGGGATGAGCACCGCCCACGCCGCCCACGCCGTGTCCTGTGCGACGCTCGGATCCGCCGCTCGGATCGAGATCTGGGCGCCCGGCATGACCATCGACGCGCCCGCGACGTCTTGCACGAACTCCGCGCCCGCGCCCGACGTTTCGACCACGACGACGTAGGGACCGTCGCCGTCCGGGATGATCGCCCCGGTCCCGATGTAGATCACCGGCGCGATGCCGTTGGCGACCAACACGGTGGCGAGTTCGTCGGCTAGCACCCTCACACCTTCCGTGGACGCCGCATCAGGCTCCGCGCCCGCTTCGCGATGCGGTCGCGCATGAACGGCTTCGACTCTCGCAGCACGCTCTCGATGTATTTCGCCTCGCCGACCGGGTGGAACGCGTCGAGGTTCTCGTGGACCTCGATGGCGTAGGGCGCCGCCGGACCGCCCGCGACCACCGCCGTTGTAACCTGCCCGCCGTCCATGCTCGGTCCGGTCGCGTGGATCGTGTCGCGCAGGTTGCCCGTATCGACCGGCACGCGGCGCTTCGACTCGGTTGCCTCGATCTCCGTCTCGATGAACTGCGCGCGCGCGACCGCGTCCACCTGATCTCCGGCGGCCCCGACGTAGGCCATCGCGAGCCGCTCCGGTCCCGCGTTGACCCACTTGAAGCCGCTAGCCATGGGCGCCGACCTCCACCGGAACCGGTTCCGGGATCTCGGCGAGCGCCTGTTCGAGCGCGTCGGCGAAGCGGAGGCCGCAGGCGGCCCAACGGAACTGCGGCTGCGCCACCAGCCGCTGTCCGCGAGCCGCCAGTTCCCGCCGCGCCCACTGGCTCCGGTAGAGACGGTCGAGCGCCTTGACGTAGATCGCCTTGTCGGCGATCCCGCCGACGACGTTGATGGTGTCGGGCGTCACGGCCGTGGTCAGGCAGGGCACCTTGACGGCCGCGTCGTCGGTCCACTCGCCGAGGGCCGACCAGTCCGGCACGATCTGCGGGATGCCGCAGGCCATCCCCTCCATGGTCGTCAGGCCCCAGCCCTCGCCCTGTGTCGTCGTCATCTGGACGTCGAAGGCGGCGTAGCTCTGGGCCACGACATGGTCCGACGGGCCGACGCGCACGGGCGGCACCCGGAGGATCAGCCGCTCCTCGACGCCGTAGTAGCGCGCGAGTTGCTGGCAGTCGTAGCCGTTCTGGTCTCCGGTCGGCGCCACGTGCAGGAACAGGTAGGCGTTGGTGACCTGTTTGGACCGCACCCACTCGGCGAAGTATTCGATCGACAGGTCCAGCCGCTTGCGCTGCTGGTTGCGGTTCACGTTGCCGATGATGAAGGCCTCCTTGAGCGCCTCCGGGAACTTCAGGGCGCGTCGGGCCTCCAAGCGGTCCATCGGCTTGTAGACGTCGAGATCGACGCCCAGAGGCACCACGGCGGCCGTCCCTGTGAATCCTCCGCGCCGGGCCTCGTCGAGTCCGAACTGGGTCCAGAAGGCGGCCAGCGCCAGCCCGTTCAGCGCCTCCCCCTTGCAGTTGAGGCCGTCCACCGCCACCACCCCGGCGATCGGGACGGTCGGCGCGTGCTTCTGGATGGTCTTGAGGTAGACCGGGAAGTTCCACGGGTCGTTCTGGATGACGACCACGTCCGGGTTCACGACCTTCAGGACATACGGCAGGCGCGCGATCCCGAACGGGTCGCCGCCGCTGAAGGCCGGGTAGATGTCGTAGGGATACCGGTGCGGATCGCCGAGGTAGTTGATCCCCAGCACCGACACGTCCCAGCCGGGCTTCAGCGCCTCCACGAGCGCGTGTGTGTTCCGCGCGAACCCTGACTGACACGCTGCGTCCCCGATCCAGAGCAATCGCCTCATGCGCTCACCTCGGTCTGCTTCTGTTGTCCGACTCCGGCGTGCTGCCAGAACGCGGGCGCGATGTGCGCCCAGTCGAAGGCGGCGGACGCCGAGACTGCTTCTGTTGGTGACACGGGTCGATCGACCTCGCGCAGGATCCGCTCCAGCGCGTTGGTCACGTCTTCCGGCGACCCCTCCGGCACGAACTCCGCCCACGGCTCGAACCACCGCCGGTAGTGCGGGCGATCGAACACGATCGGGCGCGCCCCGCAGGCGAGGCCCTCGATGACCGGCAACTCGAAGCCCTCGACGCGGCGCAGGCCCACGACGTAGCGCGTCAGCCGGTAGATGTTGGCCAACTGGTCGTCGGACAGCCCAAGCTCACAACGCGTGACCACCGGGTCGAAGCCGGGCAGCCGGGGGCCGAGATGGAAATGCACGCCGCCCACGCGCTGGGTCGCGGTGGCGACCTCGTAGGCGCACTCGGTCTCCCCGATGTAGCCGCTCGACAGCATCGAGTAGGGACGGCAGGGCGGGACGGGCACGGTATGAAAGGCCCACGCGTCAAGCCCGATCGGCGCATGGTAGAAGTCGAAGTCGATCTCGCGACCGCCGTCCTCTCGCACGAGCGCGGGCAGGTCGTAGTAGCTCCAGACCGTCTCGGCGCCCGCCCAGAAGGCGCGCCAGCCTTCCGTCGAAGGCCGCTGCGTGGTCCGGAGGCAATACTGGATGACGGCGTAGCGCCCCCCGTGGGCGCGGATGCCCGCGACCACCGGGTCGAGCGCGTCGTCATACCCGATCACGTGCAACACCGACAGGTCGGCCTCGGCGTGCGTCTTCACGACCGACACGCCGGGCGGCACGTGGCGCGCGAGGCCGTGCTCGACGCGCGCCATCGCACGGGAGAGGCCCGCCGGAACCGTGAGGCAAACCCTCATGGGTGGCTGATCCTTTCCCGCGCATCCACGAAGATCCGGAACCCGGCCGTTCGCGCGTTCGCGCAGAACTCGACCAGCGCCCCAGTGCCGAAACGCACGCCCGAAAGCGGCACGGCGGCCGCCATGGCGAAGCAACTACCGACCGAGTCCACCTCGGTCAGGTCGTCCAGCCGCAGGCGATGGTGGTAAGGCGGAAACGGGCTGAAGCGCACGCCGTCGGCGCGGTAGCCCCAGATGTCGTAGAACGATGGACCGGCCATCACCAGCGGCGCGATGATGTCGCGGCCCTCGGAGACCTGCCCGATCAGCCGCGCCAGCGTCGCCGCCGTCCACACGAGGTCGGACTCGACGTAGACCACGACGTCGTCGCTGGACAGAATCCCGTCCATCATCACGTCGCCGACCTTGCTGAGCGCCGCCATCCGCTCCGGGGCTTCCGTGCTCCCGAACCACGGCCCGCCGTGGTTGCACGTGCCGAGGTCGAGATCGAAGTGACGCAGGGCGGCCGACTTCTGCAACATGCCGCGCGTGTCGTTCTGGCTGTCGCCCTCGACCAGACGCAGGCGCAGCGAGTGGCGCGGCGCGAGCGTGTCCCGCAGGCTCATCGCCTGCGTGAAATACCGCGCGATGTAGGCGGCCGACGACTCGCGAAAAGCGGAGGCGAGCACGACTTTCATCGCGGCGCCTCCCACAGATCGCGGGGTTGTACAACACCGATCGTCGGGTCCGCCCAGAGCGTGGTGCCCTCGTCGCGCCACTGGGCGCAGAGATCTACGACGCAGTCCTTGCCGAGCACGCGGTTCCGCACCGCCGACGCGGGCGCCATCCAGCAACTGCCGAAGCTGCCGACCTGCACCGGCGCCGTGGGGCGAGGCATGTGCGCGTCGAAGTGCTGGCCCTTGACCGTGCGGAATGCCCAGATGTCGTAGAACTGCGGATCCTTGGCCAGCAGGATGGTTGGCCACCCGGCCACCGGCATGGCGTTCGCGAGGAACCGGTCGAGCACGTCCGGAGGGCTGAGCAGGTCGCTCTCGTGGAGGCACGCGAAGGTGTCGTCCTCGCGGATCGCCGCGAACAACTGCGTCGCCGTCCACGCCGCCCGGCGGCGCGTCGAGCGAATGTCGGACCCCTCGATGCCGCTGTCGAAACGGCGCACCGTCACCCGACGATCGAGGTCCGCGATGTGGCGCAACTGCGCCTCGGTCGCGTCGTCGCTGTCGCCGACCGCCCAGAGCCAGCGCACGTCGTGGCCCTTCGCGGTCTTCGACATCAGGTGCTCCGCGCGCGCGTGCAGACGCCGGGCCGCATCGTTGCGCCAGAGCGACAGCATGACAATCACGACGCGTCTCCCACGGTCGCCACCAGCAGGTCGTTGGCCGCGTTGTAGGTGTCCGCGTAGGCGATGCGATACTTCGGGTTGATCGCGTAAATGCGATCCAGCGCGTCGTCCTCCGACAGGCCGTGCCAGTCCGGCGTGCCGAACATGCGAACGTCGTCGATCAGGATGGTGTGCGTCGCGCAGGGCGACATCGCGATCGCGGAAAGCTCGTCGAGCAGCGGGTTCGACTCGGCG